TGCTCGTAAATCTATAACAGTTGTTCCAGCACAATTATATAATCCTGAATTAAATGTTGTCGCGCAAGGTGTAATTGATGCGCGAACTCCATTGTCTAGAGGAATAAAGCTTGGAACCTTTTTAGGTGGTCACGCTGATCCAGTTACTATTAACCACATTATTGATGAAGTTGATCGAGTCAGGATTGCAAAGAATTTATACCTACATGCAAAATTTATGGAAGCAACACAAAGACATCTTGACAGAAAAAATAAATTTTCAATAAGTGTATCAGAGGGATTTTACAAACCAGAACCAGGAGAAACTTTAGAAATTGATAGTATAAATGAGTTAATGTCAAAAGGAAGAGCCGTTGTATACGAGGTCAGAGATCGTAATGGCTTAATTTCTCTTAAAGGAACTTTTGATCTTGCATTGCATATAAAAGATTTTGAAAATTTTGAAAAAATGATTTTGAGTTATGATTCATATGAACCATCAGGCTTACTGCATACTGAGATTATTATGATTATGCCTGAAGTTACACCATTATGGAAAGTTGAATATGATAATAAAATTGAAACAAGGTACAACAATGTTGTACAAACAAACGGAGAACTCGTAGAAATACTATAAATAGTTCAAAGGATTTTTAAATGGCAGTAAAAGCATTTTCAATTGAAGACGGTAATCTTAGCAAATCGATTATTTCAAGTCGAGCAAAAGATTATCTTGACATTGATCTGACGTTCAGTGCAAGACCGTCGGGAGATCTATTTAAAAAGCAAGACGCGGCAGCTGTCAAACAATCTGTAAAAAATTTATTATTAACAACTAAAGGTGAAAAACCTTTTCAGCCAAACTTTGGTGCAAATCTCAATGCAGCACTGTTTTCACTTGACACAGAATATGATCCAGAATATATTCAAGATTTAATGTATGATGCGATCACAAATCACGAACCGAGAGCAAGAGTTCTTTCGATAGATCTAAGAGTACAACCAGACTATAACTCATTAGATGCAACAATAAATTTTCAAGTCGTCAATACTGCAGAAGTAGTTGCACTCGACGTATCATTAGCGAGGCTTAGATAAATGCCAACAACTACCGTTAAATCCACTGATCTTGATTTTGAAAATATTAAGACCAGTCTTAAAAATTTCCTTAAAGCAGATACACAATTTGCTGATTATGACTTTGACGCGGCAGGTTTGAATAACATACTTGATGTGTTAGCATACAATACACACGTTAATGGTCTTACAGCCAACTTTGCATTAAACGAAGCTTTTCTTAATACAGCACAATTAAGATCTTCAGTCGTCTCTCATGCTGAAACGCTTGGCTATGAAGTAAGATCTCGTATGCCGTCAAAGGCATTAGTAAATATTTCTGTAAACCTATCTGGCGTTTCAGGACGACCAGCACAGATCCAATTAAACAGTGGTACACAATTTACTTCTTCTGTAGACGGAGTGTCGTATACATTCAGGACACTTGAAACATTTTTTGCTCTTGATAATGGCTCAGGTCTTTATCAGCTTCAAACAAATGAAGGTTCAAACGATATACCTATTTTTGAAGGCACTGAAAAAACTAAAACATTTCTTGTAGGTGAAACAAGTGAAAGACAAGTGTTTGTAATTCCTGATACTGAAATCGATACAAAAACCGCAACTGTCTTAGTATATGACACCGCATCTTCAACTAACTTTGTACAATATACACCACTCGCTAAAGCAAGCACTATTGATAAAGACACTACAGTTTTTACTATTCGTGAAACGCCAAACGGATTTTACGAGTTAAATTTTGGCGATGGTATTTCCTTTGGTAAAAAGCCAGATGCTGGTAATAAAGTTGTTGTTACTTATCTTGCCACAAAAGGACCTGATGCCAATCTTGCTGATACGTTTAATGCAACTTCAAACGTAACAATTGGAGGAGCTAATTATTCCATAACTGCAGTCACAAGTGCTGAATCTACAGGTGGAGCACTAAGACAATCGATTGAAAGTGTAAGGCAACTTGCGCCACTTGCCTTTGCAACACAACAAAGAATGGTGACATCTGCAGATTACAAAGCAGTGATTATGAGTAATTTTAGCGCTGTGTCTGACACTGCATTTTGGTCTGGAGATCAAAATGTTCCTATTGATTATGGAAAGATTTATGTCTATAGTACCTTGCCTCCTAGTACAACAGAAGCTAAAAAAACAGAAACTCGAAATAATATAGTTTCTAATTTTACTGACACACTTGGCGTAATGTCAATTGAAACGGAATTTGTAGATCCAGTAGATATTTTTTTAGAATTACTTATCATCTTTGACTTTGACCCTTCATTGACAGGATTTACATTAACCTCAACAGAAAACTCAATTTACAACTTTATATCTACATATTTTCAAAGGAATCTAAATACTTTTGATAAAATATTTAGAAGAAGTAATTTATTAACAGAAATAGATGCACTTGATCCTGCAATTTTATCAAGTCGATGTGAAACAAAAGTTCAATTAAGATTTACACCTATAATAGGTTCAAACAATACAGATGTGCTTGCTTTTCCTATGAAAATTGCTTCACCTGACGATCTAAACAGAACTGTAGAATCTTCCGTATTTACATTTGAAGATAAAGTATGTCAAGTCAAAAATATACTATCAGGAACAACACTACAAATTGTAGACGTTGATGGTAATGTTTTACTTGATAATGTAGGTGAATATAAACCAGCAGATGGCCAGGTTCAAATTGTTGGATTTAAACCTCAAGCATTTATAGGTGGAGATACATTTATTAAATTTTCTGTAACTCCGGAAAATCAAAGTGTAGTTAAACCTTTGAGAAACTACATACTAAGATTTGACACAGCCAGGTCCTCAGCGACTGCAACAATTGATAGACAACAAACTGCTCTGAAAGTAACCTAATGGCTCATACAGGTTTTGATCAAACAGCTAGAGAGTTTGGTCGTATTGATACAAATGTAAGAAAAAGTCTGGTTGATGAAGTTTTACCAGAACATTTTAGGGAAGACTATCCTAAGTTAATTACTTTCCTTGATGGGTATTTTGAACATCTTGATTCTGCAGATAATTTTGGCGGCATTATTCAAGAGCTTCAAACTATAAGAGACATTGAAGATACTAAGCTTGAGTATTTAGATAACCTATTTGGTGAACTCGCACTTGGAGTTTCTCAAGGCCAATTTACGGTACCACGTGAAGCGATAAGAAATTTTGGTAATTTTTTTAGAGTTAAAGGTACACAGTACTCTGTGCATGGATTTTTTAGAGCGTTCTTTAATGAAGAAATAGAACTTATCTTTCCAAAGGACAGGCTTTTTATAGTTGGCGAATCAACGATCGGTCAAGAGCAGGCAAAAAGGTTACAAGATGGAGCGTTAAATCAGTTTCTTTCGATATTAATTAGATCTTCAATACCACTAATACAATGGGAAGAGTTGTACCGTAATTTTGTACATCCGTCTGGAATGTTTCTTGGTGCGGAAGTTGTAATAGAAGGTTTACCACAAGTTGAGATTGCGACAGCTGAATCAGTATTTGACAAAAATGCTAATACAAGACTTATATTCAGCACTGATAGTTTCCATATGGAAGCTCAAGGTGAAGCAGTTGGTATGTTATTTGGCTTTAGCGAATATGCACCTTCTTATGATGGCCGGGATAGTGATGCACCAAATCTTAATGCACTTCAGTACTATCTTCATGGGTATGTCGACAGTAATGCAGGCGTATACGCAGGAGATAGTTTGACTTACGCTCTTAGAGATCGTTATAGCTTATATCGTAATCTGAACGATTATGATTCTGCCGCTGCAGCTGGAACTGGTACCGCATCTCTTACAATTACAACATTAATGAAATACTATGATACATTATACGAGTGGGCTGGATTCTATCAGTCATTTGATGATTTTGCTGATTCTTCGAATGCTTCTGCAATTCGCTTCTCAGCGACATTTGATGACTTTAGCCAAGCAGTTTATTTTAGAAAGTGATATAAATAGATAAAAGAATTTATAGGTTAAAAAATGGGAAAACAAATTATAGACATCGGCACAGCCGCAAATGATGGTACCGGAGACGACCTTCGTACTGGTGCAACCAAAATAAATGAAAATTTTACAGAGTTGTATGGTGATGTAGCCGCGCTTAAAGTCGCGACAGGTTCGTCGATAACCGGCCTTGGATTTGATAGCGGAAAAATTACATTTGAAGGTGCGACTGACGATACTAATGAAACAGTTTTTCAAGTTGTAGATCCTACAAAAGATAATACCATTACATTACCTGATAGTACCGGCACAGTAGCTCTCATCGACGATATTACAAGAATTGTTGATTCAAATTATGTAGCCTTGATTACAGGAGCCGCGTTTAGTTCAGCTAGTACACTAACTTTGATCGATGCAAACGCATTAGATTCTGGAAGAGCAGTAAGACTAATCGATTCAACTTACGTACAGGCAAGAGAAAATAATCCGACTTTAGGAGCTGATTTTGTTGACTCTGGAGAAGCTTTAAAATTAATTGATGCTAATGCTTTAGATTCAGGCAGAGGTTTAGCTCTTATTGATGCTAATGCTCTTGATTCAGGAAGAGCTATCAGTCTGGTAGATTCTTCATATGTTCGTCTTAGAGCAGATTCAGATTATGTAAAAGGTATTACCGACTCAGCATATATTAAATTTATAGCGGATTCAGATTATATAAAAGACATTGTTGACTCTGCACATGTAAAATCAAGAGCTACTGAAATTGACTTACGAAGTTATACAGTTGGTACACTTCCATCAACTCCTGTAGGCTCACATGGTAAACTCATCTTTACAACTAATGGCGCATCAGGCGCGCCTTGCCTTGCAGTATTTGATAGTGCTGCAGGATTTTTTAAGCGCATCGCCCTTGGCGCACAAGTAAGTACATAGGATTAGAAAATGCCAGCTATTGTAACAGATACTCTTAAGAGACAGATTGCACGAGATTTTTTCAATGAATTTCAAAATGCAACAGCAAATTATTACGTAGGTATAGGAAGATCAGAATCATGGGATTCAAGTGAAACAGTACCTACACCTAATAATAATCCTGAAACTCAAGTTGATTTTAGAGACGGACTGCAGTCAATTAAAAAAATGCAAGGCTCATCTCTAGTTGTACCACGTAATAACTGGTCAAATGGTAGAATATACTCACAATATGATGATCGTGTAGCTGGATATCCTACAAATCCTTATTACGTCAAAACTGACAACAATCAAGTTTATGTTGTATTAGAAGTTGG